TGAACCAATAAACGACTTAAAAGAGGAATTAAGTAAAATAGAAGAAGCAGAAGCGGAGTTTATGTTATCTCAAATAAAGGCAGTTATCAAAAATGATAAAAGACTTAAAAAAGGTAAACGTACAGAAATGGAAAGTTTTTCTGACTATCCACAATCAGTAAGTAACAATGCAAAAAGAGGTATTGAATTAAATAAGAAAGTAAATAATAAATGCGCTACACAAGTTGGTAAAGTAAGAGCGCAACAATTAGCAGACAGAAAGCCAATAAGTATGGAAACAATTAAACGTATGTTTTCATATTTAAGTAGAGCAGAAGAATATTATAAAACTGGAGATACAGAGGCGTGTGGATATATATCATATTTATTATGGGGTGGTAAATCTGCAAAGACTTGGGCAGAATCTAAAATAAAACAAGATGATAAAAAAAAGTAATTCAACTCCAAGTAGTACAAGTCCAAGAGCAAGTAAAAGAGGTTGTTTATGTAAGGACAATACATATTCTAAAAAGTGTTGTGATGGTAGCTTACAAGCGCAAGGAATAGGCAAAACCTCAACGACAGTATAAACGAAAATACAAATTAATTTTTTTAATACTATATATTTATATGAAACCAAGTGAAATGTTAAATCAAGTAAAAACTCTTTTAGGAGTAGAAGTAAAACTTGAGCAAATGAAATTAGAAAACGGAACTGTTTTAGAAGCAGATAAATTTGAAGGTGGCAATGAAATCTTTATCGTAACAGAAGACCAGAGAGTTGCTTTACCAATCGGAGGATACGTTTTAGAAGATGGTCAAACTTTAGTAATCGAAGAAGAGGGTATTATCAAAGAGATAAAATCTGAAAACGAAGAAGCTAAAGAAGAAGAAGTAGAAGCAGAAGTTGTTGTAGAAGCAGAAGAAGAAGAAAAAGAAGAAATGGGTTACGCTACTAAAGAGGAACTTGCAGAGGTTAAATCTATGATTGAAGAAATCAAAGCAATGTTAGAACCTAAAGAAGAAATGAGTGAAGAACCTAAAGAGGAGTTAAAAGAGGAAGTAGAACTTTCAGAAGTTGCTCAAGAGGTTGTAAGCGAAGCAGTAAACGAAATACCAGAAGAAGTAAAACAAGAATTATCTGAACCTGCTGCTGAACCAATTAACACAAACGCAGAGGTTTCTAAAACACAAGTAAAATTCAATATAGCATCTAAAAGAAAGATGTCTACATTGGATAGAGTAATGAGTAAAATAAATAAACTTTAATAACAAATAAATTAAATAAAAATGAGTGTATCTTTAACAAACCCAACTTACGCAGGTGAATTTAGTGGCAAGTACATCGCTGCTGCATTATTATCTGCATCAACTTTAGATAGTGGTGCTATTTCAATTTTACCAAACGTAAAGTTTAAATCTGTTATCCAAAAAGGAGCAACTGATGACATCGTAAAAGATGCTTCTTGCGACTTTGTAACTAATCAAGGAACTTTAACTTTATCAGAAGCAATTTTGCAACCAGATGAATTTCAAGTAAATTTAGAATTATGTAAGAAAGACCTTCACGCATCTTGGGAAGCTGAACAAATGGGTTATTCTGCTCACGATAATTTAGCACCTTCATTTGCTGAATTTGTAATTGCTCACGTATCTGCTAAAGTAGCTGACAAAACAGAGAAAAATATCTGGAGTGGTGCAAGTGCAAATAGTGGAGAATTTGATGGATTTACTGCAAAATTAACTGCTGATTCAGATGTAATTGATGTAACTGGAACTACTGTAACTTCTGCAAACGTAATAAGTGAAATCGCTAAAGTGGTAGATGCTATTCCAACGGCAGTTTACGGACAAGAAGATTTAACTCTTTATGTTTCTTCAAATGTAGCAAGAGCATACATTAGAGCATTAGGAGGATTCGCTTCTGGTATTGGTGCAAATGGTTCTGATAACAAAGGAACTCAATGGTACAATGGTGGAGAATTATCTTTCGATGGTATCAACATCTTTGTTGCAAAAGGATTAGGAGACAACACTATTGTTGCAGCACAAAAATCAAACTTATATTTTGGAACTGGTATCTTAAACGACCAAAACGAAGTAAAAGTAATTGATATGAGCGACATCGATGGTTCTCAAAACGTAAGAGTAATAATGAGATTTACCGCAGGAGTACAACACGTATTTGGTGGAGATATCGTTCTTTATTCATAGTAATTAATTAATAATCATTAAAGAGGGGTAGGTTCTTGCCTATCCCTTTTTTATTTAAAACAATATAAAATATGGCTTGTTCATTATCAACTGGGCGTAAAGTACCTTGTAAATCAGCAGTAGGTGGTATAAAAACTATTTACTTTGCAGATTACGGAACTTTAGGAGCGCCTACAATAAGTGGGGGTGTAATAACATCATTTGCAGGAGACCCAACCTGGTTTCAATTTGATGTAAAAGGTGCATCATCTTTAGAAACTGCAATAAACTCATCAAGAGAAAACGGAACTACTTTTTACGAAAGTACCTTGACAATGGCTTTAACTTTTCAAGATAGCGCAACTCAAGAAGAATTAAAATTAATTGCACACGCAAGACCTCACGTAGTTATTGAAGATTACAACGGAAACTATTTTGTTGTAGGTTTAGAACACGGAGCAGAGGTAACCGGTGGAACAATTTCAACTGGTGCAGCAATGGGAGATTTAAGTGGATACAATTTAACGATAGTAGCACAAGAAACTGCACCTCCTTATTACACTGCTGGTTCATCAATTACTGCTGATGCATCTACTACCCAGATTAGTCCTAACTAATTAAATTTAACTTTATATTAAAGGGGTGTCTTAACGGATACCCTTTTTTTTATCTTAAAAGCTATGCTTTTTTATTAATACACACAAAAAATACTTTTTATTACTATATACTAATATGAAAGTATTAACTACAAGTACAGATGCGCAAACAATAAAAGTAATACCACGAGATTATGTAGGTACTGTTACTTTAAAATTAAGAGATGATAGTACTAATGAGGTTACTTCTGCAAGTGTAAATACTGTTACTGATAAAGATTATTTAAGCATTTCTTATGCGTTTAATCTAAAAGAGGGTAGGTATTATGATTTAACACTTTTAAATGGTTCTGATGTCATTTATTTAGATAAAGTATTTTGTACAGACCAAACAATTAACCAAGATACCAATGATTACTATTCAGTTAATAAAAACGAATACGTAACAAAAGAAGGTAATAATGATTATATAGTTTTATAATATGAATGATTTAAGAGTATTAAATTTATCGACTTACACAAGTCCTAAAATAAAGGAAACAAAGACAGATAATTTTGTTTCTTATGGAGAGGACAATAATTACTTTCAGTTTTTAATTGATAGGTATAACGGTAGCGCAACAAACAACGCTATTATAAACGGAATGTCAGAGATGATTTTCGGAAGGGGTTTAGATGCAACAGATAGCAATAGAAAACCAGAAGCGTATGCTCAAATGATTACATTATTTCACGATGATTGTGTAAGAAGATTGTCAAGTGATTTAAAACTAATGGGTCAATGTGCTATGCAAGTAATCTATTCTAAAGACAGAAAAACGATTGCAAGGGTTGAGCATATACCGGTACAAACATTACGAGCAGAAAAGTGTAATGAAAAAGGTGAAATAGAAGCGTATTATATGCACCCAGATTGGGAGAACTATAAAAAGAACGATACCTTACAAAGAATAGAAGCGTTTGGTTATGGTAAAGAACCAATACAAATATATTACGTAAAACCTTATAAGGCAGGATATAAATATTATTCTCCAGTAGATTATCAAGGTGGTTTACAATATGCAGAGTTAGAGGAAGAAATATCTAACTATCATATAAATAATATTATGAATGGATTAGCACCAAGTATGTTAATCAATTTCAATAACGGAACACCAGACCCAGAGCAAAGACAATTAATAGAAAATAGAATCTATCAGAAATTTAGCGGTAGTTCTAATAGTGGTAAGTTTATACTATCTTTTAACGATGATGCAAATACTGCTGCGAGTATAGAGCCAATCCAATTAAGTGATGCACATAACCAATACCAATTCCTTTCTGATGAAAGTATGCGTAAGATTATGGTAGCACACCGAGTTGTTTCTCCTATGTTATTAGGTGTAAAGGATTCAAGTGGATTAGGTAACAACGCAGAAGAATTAAAAACTGCTTCTTTGTTAATGGATAACACAGTTATTAGACCATTTCAGACGCTTTTAATAAATGCCTTTGATGATATATTAGCTTACAATGATATTAGCTTAAACCTTTATTTTAAGACCTTACAACCTTTAGAATTTAAAAAGTTAGATAATGTAGTAGATGAGGAAACAAGAGAAGAAGAAACTGGTGTAAAGTTATCAAAAGAAATTGATTTTATAAGTGAATTTGGAGAAGAAGAAGATTTAGAAAATTGGGAGTTGATAGATGAAAGAAAGGTTGATTATGATGCTGAAGAAGAATTAAATGAAGAGTTGAATAAACTAAATAATCCTAAACTATCTATACTTTCTAAAATGTACAATTTTGTTACTACTGGAACTGCAAGACCAAACGCAAAGAGTAGTCAAGATGGAACAAATGAAGAAGGTTTACAGTTTAAAGTAAGATACCAATATGCACCTTTAACATTTAGTGATAATAGTAGAGATTTCTGCAAGAAAATGGTAAATGCTAAAAAGATATATCGTAAAGAAGATATTGATATGATGAGCCAAAAAGCAGTAAATCCTGGGTGGGGATTAAATGGTGCTAATACTTATGATATTTGGCTTTATAAAGGTGGTGGAGATTGTCATCACTTTTGGATGCGTAAAACTTACAAGGCAAAGAAAAAAAATCTAAAGCCAGATGTAGGTAATCCAAACGCAGAAATAAGCGTAAACAAGGCAAGAAAAGAGGGTTTTAAACCAGAGGTTAATGCAAAGGAAGTTGCAACAAGACCAACGGATATGCCAAATAATGGATTTGTAAATAAAAAAAGATAGATGGCAACAGCATTATTTATAAGTAGAACGGATTTAGTAAAGAATAGTATTCTTGATGGGAATGTAGATACTGACAAGTTTATACAATTTATTAAGATTGCACAACAGATAGATATACAGAATTATTTAGGAACTGATTTATACAATAAGATTAGTGCTGATATTATTGCAGATAATTTAAGCGGTAATTATTTATCTTTAGTTAATGATTATATTCAACCTATGTTGATTCATTACGCAATGATGCAGTATTTACCTTTTGCAGCGTATCAGATAAAAAACGGAGGTATAAGTAAACATACATCAGAGAACGCAGAGAGTGTTTCTAAAGATGAGGTTGATTATTTAGTAAATAAAGAAAGAAACTTTGCAGAGTACTATACAAGAAGATTTATAGATTATATTAGTTTTCACGAAGATAGTTTTCCAGAATACAACAGTAATACAAACGAGGATATAAGTCCAGATACTAACGATTTATTTAATGGATGGGTTTTATAATGAGAGCAACATACAAACCAAAAGAAACAAACATTGTTAAATTAAAGAAGTATTTAACTAAAAAAGAGAAAAATGGCAAACGAAATATACGATAGTACTTGGTGGGGTAACACAATACAAACTGCATCTTCAATAGGTACATCTACTGAAATGATACAAGGTCAGTTTAATATGGATGATTGGCAAGAAGTTGAAGCAGTAAAATGTTTAGCAGATGCAATTCATAGAATAGGAATACAAGATATACAAAATTAAAAACAATGGCAAAACCAAAATTAGCATTAATACCAGCTGCACAAGGAAGCAAGTTTTATTCTGTACTACCATCAAGTGGTGTAGGGGATTTTACATTTTCACGTAGTGGTTCAGCAACGAGAATAAACTCACAAGGACTGATTGAAACAGTTGGAAACGGAGTATCAAGATTAAACTATCCTTTGATTGATGGTAAGGTTGTAGGATGTCCACATCATATATTAGAACCACAGAGAACTAATTTACTTACTGAATCACAATCATTTAGTAATTGGCAAAAATCCGCTACTAACATAATAGCAAGTGATGTTATTTCGCCAAGTGGACAAAGCGATGCTAAAAAAATAATCACAAATAACGCAACTAATCAAGCGTATGCTAATTTTACTGCAACAGTTACAAGTGGTGCAACTTATACATTTTCTGTTTTTGCTAAAAAAGGAGAAGTAAGATTTATCTGTCTTGTAGGTTTAAATCCAGTTACTTTTAGTTATTTTGATTTAGAATTAGGATTAAAAGGGACAAGCACTGTAACAAGTAGAATGGAAGATTATGGTAATGGATGGTATAGGTGTTCTGCAACTTTTACAGCAAGTACAACGTCTAAATTTTGTGGTATTTATTTAACACCAGCCGACAATAGTTTAACGGCTTCAAGTATTCCTAACGGAAATGGAAACTATATATTTGGAGCATCTTTAGAACAAGGCTCATTTCCAACAAGCTATATCCCAACCAACGGAGGTACAGTAACTCGTTCAGCAGAAACTGCTAATGGTTCTGGAGATGCTTCTACGTTTAACGATTCAGAGGGAGTTTTGATGGCAGAGATAAGTGCTTTTAAAAATACAGATATTTCAAATAGGTTTATATCTATATTAAATGGTACAGATATAAACAATGGTTTTTATATGTTCTATGGTGGTGATATAAATAGAATAAGATTTCAATACAAAACATCTTCTGGTGACTTTAATTTTATTACTACTAATTATAATACTGAAGATAATAATAAAATAGCTTTTAAATATAAATCAAATGATATATCTGTATGGATTAATGGTATTGAAGTTAAAAAAGACACAACAATTTCAAGCACACCAACTGGTTTGAATAATCTTGCATTTGATAGGGCGGGAAATGAAGATTTCTACGGAAACACTAAACAAATACAATACTACGATTCAGCATTAACAGATAGCGAATTAGAAGCATTAACAACAATATAAATTATATACAATGAGAATTTCAAAATACGAGTTTAACAGTAAAGAACAAGCACAAGAAAAGATTGATGCTTTAGGTACTGCAACAGATGAAAACGGAAACGAATATCAAACTCACAAAAGTACTATTGTACAATTAGGTAACATCGTTTTAGAACAAGGCAAATACGATGAAGAAGGAGAAGAAGTTACTGCTCCAGTATTATCTGACAAATGGCATTTAGATGTTGCTTGGGATGATGCAGAAATCACATCAGAAGATGGAGAAGTAGACCATCCTTATGGTTGGAAATCTTATGCAGTAGATATTGAGGGTAATGGAGTTCATTCTTTCTTTGGGTTAAGCTATGATTCATTAAAATTGTAAAAAGTGGATATGCAAGACCTAAAATTAGCGTTCATAAATTTCCTTACTTTTACAGTAAGTTTCTCTGATGCAGAGCAATGGCTAAAATTAACGCTTTTAGTGGTGTCTATTGCATATACAGTTCTAAAGATTATTAACATAAAAAAGAAGAGTGAGTAAATATTTTAAAGACAAAGAAGAGAATATGAATGTAGACTTTCTTGCTAAATTAGATGAGGCAAGAGAATACGCTAATATACCTTTTATTATTAATTCTGCTTATAGAAGTCCAGAACATCCGTTATCAATTAAAAACCCTTCATCAAGCCATATTAAAGGTTTAGCAGTAGATATAAGTGCAAAGGATAGTAGAACTCGTTTTTTAATATTAGATGCTTTATTAGCAGTTGGATTTAATCGTATAGGAATAGCAGATACATTTATTCACGTTGATTTAGATTTAGATAAATCACAGAATGTAATTTGGACATATTAAGAGGATTATTTCATTCAGTTATGTTTATTATGGGAGCAATCATAAGAACAGATTGTGTGAAATATCCAAAGCTATTAGTATTATGTACTTGGTTTGTTCATTTAATTTATATCATATCGGGTATAATTTTTAGGTAATTGGGTAATATTATATCATATCGGGTATAATTAAATTTTATAACAAGGGTAGTAATTACCTGCGTATTTTAAACAAGAGTAAATTATGGAAATAAACTTAATTTTATTAGTGCCAGATGCAATGATTATTGGTTGGCAATATCATAAACCGGAGAAGGGTTTTGATTTTTCAGAACTTAACTTATATTTATTTTTCGGACAATTACAAATAAGATGGGCAAAAGATGAATAAGATTTTTAAATGGTTTACCGGTGGTTTAGTTAAAGAAATAGGTAATGTTATTGATAAACTATTTACTACCGAAGAAGAACGCTTAAAAGCCAAGAATGAGATATTCAAGGTACTACAAGAACAACAATTAGAATTACAGAAACTACAAACAGAAATAATTGTTACAGAAGCAAAAGGTAATTGGTTGCAAAGAAGTTGGAGACCAATACTAATGTTAGCATTTGGATTTATAGTTATTTATGTAAAATTTATAGCACCTTTATTTAGTTTACCTATTCCTCCTTTAGAAGATGAGTTTTGGAACTTATTACAGTTAGGTATTGGAGGTTATGTAGTTGGTAGAAGTGTTGAGAAAGTAGCAGGAAACATAACTATAAATAAATAGATTGTACATCAAATTATACATAAAGTAAATAAATGTATAAATAAATATACAGAATAAATAAACTTAATATTTAAACAAATAATAAAAATATGTTTAATTTTTAAATAAATTTGTATTCCATTTTTTTTTTAATAAATTTGAAAAGTATTTAAAACAATAATTATATAATACATATATATATAAATATAAAAAAATTTTTATAAAGATATATAAAAAACATAATAATATATTTAAGTTTTAATACAAATTTTAAAAAGGTAGTTATATCTATAACTTAACTTAAGATTAAATTAATAAAAAATATATGGTAATAGATGTAATTGTAAAATGTAAATACTTTGGTGTTAAGAAATCATACACAAAGAAATTTAAAAGCAGTAAAGAATATTTGAATTTTAAAAATTGGATAACATCAGCAAGAGGTTATACTAACTTTAGTTTTTTAATAAAGCAAAAAGTAAATAAAGAGTTAGAATCAATAAGTAAACAAAAAAGAGATAATTCACATCGTAGTAAATTAGAATTTAAGTTAATAAATAATTCTTTAGATATTAAATTTAATAAATTCGTTTATTCTTTGATTTATAAAAATAAAATTGTTTATATTGGCAAAACAAATAATATTCAAAATAGAATTAAAACTCATCAATTAGAGGGTTTAAAAAAGTTTGATAGATTTTCTATTGTAGAAAGATTTTCAGAAGAAATAGATGATGTTGAAGTTTTAAAATATGAGGAAAAAATAATAAAATTATTAAAACCAATATATAATATATCACATAATAAATAAAATATGAACTCTATTCAATTAAAAAAAACAGACAAAGAAGACCATTACAGATTTATAATTAATGGTGTAGATGTAACTGGAGAACAAGAACGTAGTGTATTCAGACATATAATAGAAGTGTTAGATAAAGGTATTGATGTATAATGCCAAAGAAAGCAAGTAGAAAAACAATAGTTAAAAAGTTAGATGCAATCTTTAGTATTTACATACGTAGAAGATATGCAAAGAATGATATAGCTGAATGTGTTACTTGTGGTAAACAAGACCATTGGAAAAGTTTACAAGCAGGTCATTTTATGAGTAGAAAGCATTATGCTACTCGATGGGATGAAGATAACGTAGAGGTTCAATGTATGGGTTGTAATGTATATAGATACGGAGAACAGTATTTATTCGCTAAACATTTAGGAGAAGATAAAGCAGATAGTTTACTTATTAAGAGTAGACAAATACAAAAATTTACAGATATAGAATTATTAGAAATGATTGAGTATTATAAACATAAGGTTGATAACTTAAAATAGATATATCAATTATTATGACTATATTTGAATGTCATTAAGATTTTTACTTTTTTCCTATTTGTCTTTATTTTGAAAGGGTTACATTAATTTGTAACCTTTTTTTTTGTACTTATTTTAAATTTTTTTAAAAATAATCAACATTTATTGTTTGTAATTAAAATATTTGTTTTATATTGCGGTGTATTTAGGAATTAACCTATACAATTAAAGACAAAATATTATGACAAATTCATCAAACATTAATGATTTTTTAAACTTAAAATTTTTATTAATAGAATCTCTTAAGATTCAAGGAGCAAAACAAAATTGGATATATCCAACATTAAAAACCTTAAGTATTCACAAAATACATTTTGCAAAATAAACAACAAAGGGGGTGTAAAAACCCCTATTAAAATAAATATTATGACATTATTAGACAGATTAAAACCAGAGTACAAAGAAATTTTAGATAGAAAAAATGATGATTTTCCTTCTTTAGTGGGTTCTATTATATCCTGCTTTGAAGAGTTGTATTTTGTATCAGATATAAAATTTGGTGTTTGGAGTGATATTAAATTTTTCACTAAAGTAGAATCTCCTTATGAATTATTTGTAGAATTATAAAATGAATATGGAAACAGAACATTTACTATCTACACAAGCAAATACAAATAGATTAGAACAATCAATAAAACAATTAGATATGCACAAAGAACCTTTAAAGATTACGTTAAAATTTTATAACAAAAAAATATCAACTCAAGTAGACCATTCAGATTTAGAACTTGAAGAATTGCACGAGTTATGGCTTGAGATTGTCAGAGGTATGGGATACCATATAGATACAATAAAAGAATTTTATGAGTAGAGATACTAACATTAAAGATAAAAACAATAGACAATGACAGTAAAAACAAACACAACTATAAATACAGAAGCTTGGGATAAGTTAAAAAAGCAAATAGAGTATCATTTAAAGCAAGATAATAACTTAACTGATATATCAATCAACTATCAAGTAAAGATACCAGAAAGAGGTACAAGAAACTATTTAGGATTAAGTGTAAAGATAGATGAATAATTATGAAAGCAAAAGAAGAAGCAAAAGAGTTAGTTAATAAGTACAAGTATAGAATTGTTAGAGGAGTAGAAATAGAGCAGATGAGTATTAGTTTAGCTAAACAATGTGCATTAATATGTGTAGATGAGATAATAAAATCTTTATGGCATCTAAAACATTCATTTACTTTTGATGAAATAAAATATTATGAAAAAGTTAAACAAGAAATAAATAAATTATAATATAGCAAAAGAAAGAATTAATAACAAATAAATATGAGTTTAGAAGCAAAGATATTTTTAGACAATAAACAAGAGGAGCATTTTAAACAATTTGGCGTTTACGCAGATGTAAATAGTAAGTTGGCTGAATGGATGCAAGAATATAAAGACAAACAATTATGAATGTAGAAATAATAACAGTAGAATACCAAATTTATTTATTACCTTATTTAAAAATAACTACAAATAGGTTTTTGAATGGAAGGTATGAATTAATAATAGGATGGTTAAATAAAGAAATAATTATATCAATATGAACGTAGAAATATTTATAATATCAATAGGATTAGGAGTGTTAGGTTTTGCATTAGGTTTTGCAAAAGGTAGCGAAGTAATGGTAAGACATATCAGAGAATCATTTAGAGATGAAGGATATGATTATGAAAAATTTAACGATGTAATAAATAAATAATGTATATAACTTGTAAATAAATAAAAATTTACTATATTTGAAAAAAATAAATACAATGACACACACAGAAGACATTAGAAGAATTATGACAGAAGATTACCAAGATTACCTATACAATAGGATTGAAGCATTAGAAAAGCGTGTAGAATTTTTAGAAGCGCAATTAGAAATCAGTAAACAAATAAATTTAAAACAATAGACAAATGAACAAAGACAAATTAATTGAGTTGTACAAAAAGTACGGACTAACGAAAAACGATGTATTTAAGCACCAGCACTATGTGATTATCACAAGGCAAGGTATTGACAAGATACAAGCAGTAGAACAAATGAGCGTAACTTATGAAGTTATAAGATGTGAAACTAACTTTGCAGTATTTAAAGCATACGCAGAAAAAGAAGGTAAGAAGATTGAAACCTTTGGTTCTGCATTAAAAGGAGAAGGCTATAAAGATGGAAATACTAACTCCTGGTATGTTGCTGAAATGGCAGAGAAGAGAGCAATGAGTAGAGCAGTTCTTAAATTAACTGGGTTCTATGAACTTGGAGTATTTGGAGAAGATGAATCAGAATCATTTAAAAAGTAAATTAAATAAGTATATTAATCTAAATTAAAATAGAAGTATTATGAGTGCAATTATCAATTACAGTATCAGAGTAGACAAATTACCAAAAGAGAAATTTATCGCAGGTAAAGATGGAGCAGTCTACCTAAATTTAACAATGTCATTAAATGACGAAACCAGATATGGGAACAACGCCTCTACCTACATTTCACAAACTAAAGAAGAAAATGAAGCTAAAAAACAAAGATGCTACATAGGAAACGGTAAAGTAGTTTGGAACAATGGAAGTATTGTAAACGCTGAAAAAGAAGTAAAAGAAGCGGTACAAGAAGAAGTTGTAAGCGACTTACCATTTTAAAAATTATAGGGTAGTGTAAAAGCTACCCTTTTTTTTTATATATTAGGCAAAAATTAATGACACAAAATAAAATAAATGGTTGAAGATATTACAGAAGAAAAGACAATAGAAAATAATTATATGAAACTCCTGCAACAAGATTGCGAGGTATTTACTGATGAGGTTATGGAATACCCTCCAAGTGCTATAAGTTTGGGAGAAAAAACATTAAATACAAAGAAAGGATTAAAGAAAGTACCAATACCAATAGGAACATACGGAAATATAAGTTTTGTACAAGCACCAAGTAAAACCGGTAAAACATTTTTTTTAAGTTTATTAGCAGGTGTTTATTTAAGTGGTCAAAACATATACGGAGGTAATTTAAAAGGACATAGAGAAGGAAGGTGTTTAATACACTTTGATACAGAAATGGGTTTGTGGCATACTCAACAAGTTGCACAACGTATAGAAAATATGGCAGGAGATATTGATTTAGGTTGTTATAAAAAATATGCATTAAGAAAATTAGGGTATAGGGATATGCTTAAATTCATTGAATACACTTTAAAAGAAAACGAGGGTAACAATGGATTGATTTTGATTGATGGAGTTGCTGACCTTGTAACAGAAGTAAATGATATAAAAGATGGTAACGAATGCGTTAGAACTTTAATGAGATTGAGCGTAGAATATGATTGCCATATAATGACAGTAATACATAGTAATTACGGAAGTGATAAAGCAACTGGTCATTTAGGTTCTACATTATACAAAAAATGTGAAACTGCCATAAGTTTAGAAAAAAGCACAACACACAAAGGTAGAGTAGATGTAAAATGTAAATTAAGTAGAGGGTTTAGATTTGATAACTTTAGCTTTGAGATAAATGAATATGAATTACCTTTTGTAGTAGGAGAGATATACGACCCTTTAGAGGGGTTTGTACGTAAACAACCAATAAATAAAAAGATACCTTTTTAAACAATAAAAAAAATGTCACACTTAATTGAAAAAGCAGCAGAGAAACATCAAACCTGGATTAACATTGTTAATTCTTTTGGATGTCCTAAAAACATTTCTGAAGATATAGTACAAGAAATGTATATTTATTTGATTAGGTATGAAAAAGAAGGTAAAAATATATGGTATGAAGATGGAGAGATAAACTAATATTATATATTTAAACAGTTAAGAGGTATATATGTTGCTTTTTTAAGAAGTAACAGTAAGATAACTAAAGTTAGTTTAGATGAAATAGATAAGCAGTTTGAAGAAATTGACCCTATGGAATACGAGGAACAATATGAAACGTTTTTAAATAGTTATTTAAGAGCAGTAGATGATGTTTATTGGTATGACAAGAAAGTATTTGAATTGATAGCAAAGGGAAAGAGTGTAGCTAAATTAAGCAGGGAAACAAAGATAGGATACTATTCTCTTTACAATACATTTAACAAAGTAAAGAATAAACTTAAAGATGATTTATTATGATTTTAGATATACCTTATAATTTGAAATTAAAATGTTGGGATTATTTATCTAAAAATAATATGGGTAATAGACATTCTGCAAATGGAAACAAAGAACAACAGTTTGTTGGTTTGATTGGGGAGATATTAACAAAAAGTATTTTTGGTTTAAAACATAAGTATATAAATGGTTTTGATGGAGGGTTTGATTTAGAATACAAAGGTAAGAAGATTGATGTTAAAACAATGGGAAGAACAGTAAATATAAAACCTTACTTTGTACATAATTTTATTGCATTTCAAAAGGACTTTGATTGTGATATTTATATTTTTAATAGTTTGAATAAAAAAACAAATAATTTAGAAATATGTGGTTGGGTTACTAAAGATGAATTAATAAATAAATCATTTTTTTATAAAAAGGGAGATGTAAGAAATAGAGATAATGGTACTTGTTTTAAAATGAAAGCAGATACTTACGAAATAGAAAATAGATTATTAAACAAAATAAATTTACTATTATGAAACTTGGAAACTTTATAGAACTGATTACAACTTATACTGGTATTAAATGGTTTGTAGAAAAGGTAACTAAATTACTTGGTTATGAATCGTGTGGCTGCGATAAGCGTAGAGATGATTTAAACGATATAGAACTATGGTAAAGGTTTGTACAAAGTGTAAGGTAGATAAAGAGCTAACTGAATTTTATAAACAAAAATCAACTAAAGATGGGTTATTTTCTCAATGTAAATCTTGTGAAAAAGAACGCTTAAAAAAATATAGAGAATCTAATAAAGAGCGTATAAAAGAAATTCAGAAAAAATGGAGGGAAGATAATAAACAACACCTCAAACAATGGAGAGAATATAATGAAGCTCACTTAAAAGAATACCAAAAAAAATGGGCTAAAAATAATAAGGAACATATAAAAGAAAAGCATAAGAAATGGTGTCAGACCAATAAAGAACATTTGAAAGAATACCAAAAAAAATATAACAAAGAATATAATAAATTAAGAAGAAAAAAAGATTCACTATTTAAATTAAAAGGTAATTTAAGAAATAGAACTTACCAAGCATTTAGAAATAAAGGTTATTCTAAAAATACTAAAACTCAAGAGATGTTAGGGGTTGATTGGGAAGTAACTAAACAACATATAGAAAAACAATTTAAAAAAGGTATGAGTTGGGATAATTACGGAGAATGGCATATAGACCATATAATACCATTAGCATCTGCAAAGACACCAAAAAGGTTAAAACAACTTTGTCATTACACAAACCTACAACCATTATGGGCAGAAGATAATTTAATTAAGTCAGATAGTATAAACGGACAACAAACACTTTTAAGAATATGACAGAACAAGATAGAAATATTTGGATAGATTTCAAGGCAAATGTAACGAGTAAATTAACTCCAGAGTATAGGAAAATCTTATGTACATTACACGCAAATTACTACAACCATAAATACAACGAACCCTGCACTTGTAACGGAAGGATTTACAAGATGTGGATAGCTGATATAGATAGAATATATGATAAACAAAATTCATAAGTTAGAACAAACGATAGTACAATTATTAAATTTTGATGGGTGGCAACTTAAATGGACCGGAGAAGGTTCAGAGAGTTGGGATGCAGAAGGATTAACTCCAAAGGGTAAAGAATGCGTTATAGAGATGAAATTCAGAAATAAGCATTATGATACCAAGATGTTAGAAAAGTTTAAATACGATAAACTAATAGGTACTGGTAAAGTTGCTCTATACTTTGTAAACGACCCAAAGGCAAACTATTTGTTTTGGTTGAATGATATTGAACTCCCAAAGGCAGTAAATAAATACTGTCCAGAAACCACAATGTGGGGAAATAAGAAAGTTTTAAAACCTTGTTATCTGCTTGAAGAAAGCAAAGCAGTATTGATAAATAAAAATAATTCTGAAAATAATTAACATTTTTTGTTTATAATCCAATTATTTATTTTATATTGCGGTATAATTAAAAACCAAGACAAATGAAAGAACTAATTGAAACACTAAAACAAATTGACATTGACTTTTACAAAGGAATTTATACAGTAGGAGAAAGATACGATTTAATTAAAGAAATCAACCAAGTATTAAAAAACCAAAAATTTATTTAAAATCAAAGACAAATGGAAACAATTAAAAGAATTATCAAAGAACGAAAAGAAAACAAGAACTTAAAACCTTACAAGGTTGTTAGATTATCAACTGGAGTTGTATGTGAGCATTATAATAACGGACAAGTAAAAGTTATATAGTTATGATAAAGTTGATACCTACTAAACAACAAATTAAAGAAGCTAAAAAGTTATTTGATTTTGGTAAGTTAAATAATAGCGTAACAAAAGGTAAAGGTAATTTAGCAGGAGCATTAGGAGAAATATTAGTAAGAGATTATTATAATGGTAAGCAAGAAAATACATTTGACTATGATTTAATTTTAAACAATAAAAAGGTAGATGTAAAAACTAAAAGGTTTTCAAATATGCAAACTCCAAACGATAAATGGAGTGCAACACTTTTTGGTTTTAATATAAATCAAAAATGTGATTGGTACTGTTTTGTTGGAGTATCTAATGATTATAAAACATCATATATTTATGGGTTTAAACAAAAAGATAATTTTTACAAAGAGGCTTCATTTGGTAAGAAAGGAGAAGTAGACCCAAATGGAAGCGGTAATAATTGGACTTTTAGATATGATACTTATTATTTATCAATTAAAAATTTAATTTTATAGTTATGTACAGAAGATTATTAATACAAAAGATTCAGCAGTTGATTGACAAGCTACCAATAAGCAAAAAAAGAAAAGAAGTTAAACAAGATTTATTAAATTTGAAGTTAAGTTCTGATGATAAATTTTTTATTTCATTGGCTAATAAATATAAAAACATAAACAAATGAGAGGCACACAACCACATTACGAGAATGGAAAAGATTACGATATTATAGATGTCATTAGAGATTATGAACTAAACTTTTGCAGAGGTAATATTATTAAGTATATTGCAAGAGCAGGAAAGAAGCACGATGAACTTCTTGACTTAATTAAAGCACAAGATTATTTAAATAGAGAAATAGAATTATTAAGAAGTAAAAACAAAATAGACAGATGAACCAATTAGATTACGATTTAGACAGATACTACGAAAGCGTAGAAGAACAAGGAGAATGCAGAGAATGTGGAACAACAATAGATTTAGATGAAAAATATTGTAGTAGAGATTGTTTTAAAGCATCAATGTTATGATACTGCTAATAGATGCTGATAGTTTAATATTCGCAAGTTGTTATCGTAAAAGATTAACACCAGATGATTCTCCTTATTATGAGAAACTATCTGATGCAACAGACAAGTTTGATGAACAACTTATGGGTATTGTTAATGACCTGGAGGAACATTACGAGATAGACAAGGTACTTATATTTAGTGGTTCTTTAGGTAACTTTAGAAAGCTAATAACAAAGAAGTACAAAGCTAATAGAAACAACCAACAGAAACCACCATTATTAAATGAGGTACACGCATACGTAAAAGATAAACACAATTCTATTTACGGATATGGTGTGGAGACAGATGATATGGTTGCAAGATATTGGTATGATTTATCTAACGAGTTTGGAAGGGATGAGGTTATGATTGTATCAATAGATAAAGATTACAAACAGTTTCCTTGCTTGATGTATAACTATCACTACAAACATAAGGTAGTGTATGACATAACAGAAGAAGAAGCAATGTACAATCTATATGAGCAAATGATTATAGGAGATACTGCTGACAATGTAAACTATTTTAAAGGTAAGGGAAAGAAGTTTGCTGAAAAGTATTTATCTGATTGTAATAGCAATTACCAATATACTAAAAAGATGTACGAACTATTTAAAGAGGTACACAAAGGAAAAGCAAAACAAAGGTACATTGAGTGCTACAATTTATTAAAATTAAGAACAAACTAAATTAGACAATATGAATGAAATTAAGATGATAGAATCAATAAAGGAATATGTAATTAACCTTTATGGTTTAGATATTGAAAAAGATACAAGAAAAAGAGAATACGTAGATGCAAGAGCGTTTTATTATAAGCTATGTAGAGAATTAACTAAATGCAGTTTAACTACAATAGGAGAATCAGTAGGTAGAGACCATTCAATAGTATTACATTCATTTAAAAATATATTACACCATTTAGATACAGAAGAAATTGAAAGAGCGTATTTACATTTTGGAAAGGTAGAGAACTTACCAAAAGAATCTTATTCTTATTTAGAGTATCAAAATAAAAAGTTATCAAATGATTTAAAAAAGAAAGAAGCAGTATTAAGATTGTTACCACAGTTAGAAACCATTTACAATAATCTAAACGAATTAACAGAAGAACAAAAGCAAATAGTAAACAGAAGAAACGAGATGCAGTTTGATACTATTGCAAAATGTTTAAATAGAGTTGAAGAAATAATAGAAACGGAAACAGAAACAGAATAAAATGAAAAACGATAAACAATTAGATTATTTAAAAGTAGTATTACTTGGACAACTTACAATAGAAGCAATAGAAGATTTACAAGGTACTAACAAATACAGACAGAACTTAAAAAATCAAGGTAACAAGTTTCTAAATATGTTAGAGGGGTACGTACAAGATGATTACAATACTGTTTACTTAAACAACCAGGAGATGACCACAAACGTATTAAGAAAGATTACTACATTAATGGACAAGATAAAGAACTCGGATATAGATGAACTTGTTATGTTAGATGCAGTAATATATAAATACAAAGAAAATCAAGAATGGTTTATGCAACACGAATCTGCTGAATTTTTAAAATTAGATTAAAATGAATGATAAAGTAAAATTAGGAGAAATTGTTTTTTGTGATTTAATAATAATATACAAAGGAACTAAATATAAATTAGAAAAAGTAGTTTATAAAAATGATGGAAATTTGTTTTATAATAGAAAACATTTACAAGAATTAAAAATTAAAGAACCAGTAAAAATTGAAGATATAAAAATTATATCTCGATTAGGATTTGAAAATAAATCAAAAGGGTTTACAGAAGTTAAAGCAAGCAATGAGAAAAGAAATAAAATAACTGGAGCTTATGAATAATTTAGAACTAAACAAGATATATTGCGAAAGTAATTTAGATACTATGTCAAGAATGGATGATAGTTTTGTAGATATAATAGTTACATCTCCCCCATATAATATTGGTAAATCAAGAATTAATGGTGGTTTTAATTCTAAAAAATACGATAAATATAATGACAACTTAACTAAAGAGGATTATTTTAAACAAACTAAAGTTTGGATTGATGAAATGATTAGAGTTACAAAATATCACGTTTTTTACAATATACAAGAAGTTACTGGTAATAAAGGTATAATAGCTTTTATAATGAACGAGTACAAAGAACAAATAAAAGAGGTGTTTATTTGGGCAAAAAAAAATCCTCCATCAAGTATTGTTGAAACTATGTGTAGTTCTGGTTATGAATATATATTTTGTTTTAGTAAAGACAATCCAGAAAGTAGAAAATTTAATTATTGCAACTTTAACAATAGGAACGGAGATTATATGAAAAATATAATTATAAAACCAGTTAATTCTGGTAAAGAAAACGCAGGTCATTCCTTTGCTTTTGGGGATTGGTTACCTAACCATTTTATAAATTACTTTAGCAAAGAAAACGATATAGTTTATGACCCTTTTATGGGTACTGGTACAACTGCAAAATCTTCTCATATATATAAAAGGAGATGGATTGGAAGTGAATTGAGTGAAGAATATACGCAAATTGCAAATAAAAGGTTAAAACCATATTTAACACAAACTACTTTATTTTAAGGTATTTAAATAAAATAATTAATAATTAACTATATACTAATATGCAACTAATAAACATTCAAGAGGTTAGACCTAATGAAAACAATCCAAGATTTATAAAGGATTACAAATTTAAGAAACTTGTAAAATCAATTAAGGAGTTTCCAGAGATGCTAAAATTAAGACCTATCGTAGTGAATAGTGATATGGTTGTACTTGGTGGTAATATGCGTTTAAAAGCGTGTAAGGAAGCAGGACTGAAAGAAGTGTATATATTAGTTGCTGATGAACTAACTCAAGAACAAGAAAGAGAATTTATAGTAAAAGACAATGTAGGTTTTGGAGAATGGGATTGGGATGTATTAGCAAACGATTGGAATGGTCAGCAAGTATCAGATTGGGGTTTAACAGTAGTACCTTTTGAAGATAGTGTTGAAGAAGTAATAGAACAAGAAATAAATAAACAAGACAAGAAATCAAACCCTTGTGAAGTTTGTGGAAAGAATGTAGTTTAAGAAAAACAGAAAAAGAATGAACGAAAATAGACATATAAAAAAGGAATCACTACTTAAAGCACTTGAACAGAGTTTAGGAGTTGTTACAGTAGCTTGTAAGAAAGCAGACATACCACGAAGCACATATTATAAATGGTTGAAAGATGATGAGGTATTTGCAAAGAATGTAAAAGAGATAGAAAATGTAGCTTTAGATTTTGCAGAAAGCCAACTACATAAACAGATAAGTGAAAACTCAACTGCTGCGACAATCTTCTATTTAAAAACCAAAGGTAAAAAAAGAGGATATATAGAAAGACAAGAAATAACTGGAGCTGATGGTATGCCTTCTAAATTTGAAATAGAAATAATAAAGCGTGAAGATAAAAACTAATGTTGTTTTTGAACATCTTTTAGAATCAGATAAAAAGATTACAATAGAGCAAGGTGGAACCAGAAGCGGTAAAACCTACAACGTTCTTTTGTATATTATCTTTAAATACTGTTTAGAGAATACCGGTAAAACCGTAACGATATGTAGGAAAACATTTCCTGCGGTTCGTAGTTCTGTTATGCGTGATTTTTTAGATATACTAAAATTGTATAATTCTTATTCAGAAGTAAATCATAATAAATCAAACCACGAATATAAGTTAAACGGAAACCTAATAGAGTTTATATCTTTAGACCAGCCACAAAAGGTAAGAGGTAGAAAAAGAAACTTACTGTTTATAAATGAAGCGAATGAATTAGATTACGAAGATTGGCAACAGTTAATTTTCAGAACAGAAGATAAAATAATTCTTGACTTTAATCCATCAGATGAATACCATTGGATTTATGACAAGGTAATACCAAGAGAAGATGCCGATTTTTATATTACTACTTATCTGGATAATAGCTTCCTTAATAAAAGCATTACAGAAGAAATAGAACGTTTAAAAGAAACAGATGAAACCTATTGGCAAATTTATGGTTTAGGTTTAAAAGGTATTTCTAAAGCTACTATATTCAATTATACAGAAGTAAACCATATACCACACGATGCAGAATTTATAAGCTATGGAGCAGATGCAGGGTATTCTAATGACCCTACAACATTAGTTTCTGTTTACAAGAAAGAACATAACCTCTACATAAAAGAACACATATATCAAACACAGATGACTACCTACGATATTAGTAGGAAATGGAAAGACATAGGTATTGAAAGAGAATTGATTTACTTTGATAGTGCTGAACCAAGATTGATTGAGGAACTGCGTAGAATGGGTTTTAACGTTAGACCAAGTTTAAAAGGTGCTGATAGTATCAATGCAGGTATTGACCTCTTAAAACGCTTTAAAATACACATAGAGAAAGATAGCACTAATGCAATACAAGAGTTTAGAAATTATAAATGGCAAGAGGATAGAAGTGGTAAGATGATAAATAAACCAGTTCCAAAAAACGACCATATTATTGATGCGGTCAGATACGCTACTTATTCAGTATTAAGCAAACCTAACTTTGGTAAATATGCTATCCAATAAAAATAATTAACTTTTTTTGTGAATAAACTTGTGAGAACCAAATAAAGGTTATATATTTGTAGGGAACAAAACAAAAGACAAATATTATGGCAAAATTATTTTACACAGAAGCAGGTTACGACAGAACAATAATTAAATTTTATGAGTTGGTTAAAGAAACTAAATCTTTTTATACATTGGTTCAAATCGGAAAGTATGACTACAATAATGGAGTAACACCAAACCCAACTGAATTAAAAGGAGATACCTTTAGAGTTAAAAAAACAAACTCAAGATATATAACTTGGAATGGACAAGAGTTAAAAGAAAATAATAATTACACATATATAGGAGCATAACAAACAACCAACTAAATAACTAACCTTTACAGAAATGTAAGGGTTTTTTTGTACCTTGTAATAAAATAATTTAAAATTAACTATATACATATATGAAAGTTGAATTAATAGTACCGAATAGTTTAAACGAGGTTACACTTGGACAATACCAAGAGTACATAAAATTAAAGGATTTATCAGAGGTTGAAATGTCTTTGAAGATGATTGAGATATTCTGCAACTTAAATTCTGAACAAGTAAGATATTTAAAAGCTACTGATGTAAGTGCAGTAATAAGTATTATATCAGAAATGTTTGATAGTAAACCTGGATTGATAAATACGTTTAAAATAGAAGGTATTGAATACGGTTTTATACCCAACCTTGATGAAATGAGTTTCGGAGAATATATAGATTTAGATACTTATATAGGAGACTGGGATAACATCGAGAAAGCTATGGGAGTGCTTTACAGACCAGTAGAGATGAGAAAGGGTAATAGATACCATATAAAAGAATATGAAGCAGGAGAAACAGAGCATTTAAAAGCTATGCCATTAGATGCCGTATTGGGTTATATACTT